TTACAGGTAAAACCACGCGCGTTTGCGAAAAAACCTACTTCAATGGTGTGCCATTCAGCTGTACATAAGTATCGTATAAATACCTTGTTACATCCGAATACACCTCATCATAGTTATTTAAATCAATTACATCTCTCAATACATCTACTGGCAACTCATTCTCGTGCTGACAATAGTTATATCTATTAAGTAGCTGTTTCTGTTTCTTATTTAAAGCTCTAGGCATCGTAGTAATCGTGAAGCTTATCTAATACATGTTGTAGATTATTATCAATGTAGGTTTCTTTAATGTCCCACATACGCATAGGGCTACGAATACGCTCATTTACAGTGTCTTTTGTTAGACGTGTCTGATATACGTATTTAAATCCTAATAACTCCTCTTCATCGTTAATGTTGAGCATTTTAGATTTAGAGGCTTCAATACCTTTTAAAGGTATCTTCTTACATGCGATTACAGTACTGAAGAAACTTTCAATACCTGTGTTCATTAGTGAGCCTTTAACTTTAACCATAGTCTCATTCACCATCTCAGATTCGTTAAATACGTCTGATGTATGGGCAAGGAAGATAATGTTCTTGTTAGAGTTGGCTACATTCTGTGCCATTAGATTCTTCAAGAACTGTGCATATCCACCCCAAGCTTTCATTGTGTTAGATGAGGTCAGTACCTGAGTACTTTCATACATATCCATTAGATAAGTAAGACTGTCAATTACGATAGTATGTATAGAGTCATCATCTTGAACAGAATCGATAGCGTCTGGAACGTCAGTCGGATCTGTAATAGTAAACTCTTTGAATTTAGACTTGAAAGGTAACTTCTTATTGTTCTCACAATTAAGATACATTACACCCTCTGGTTTTTTAATATCAACTAGGCTAGCTGATTTTCCTGTTGCGGACTTGCCGCATAATAAAACTAAATTATTGTTCATTGTGAATTCTCCTTTTGAATGATTTTTCTTGAAAGTGATATTTGAATTTTGGTATCGATCTCTTCACGTGGAAGTGGATCAGGTAACTTATCATTAAACTGATGTAACTTAGCCATGATAAAGTCTAATGGTAGCTCGTTATCTACTAACATAAAGCCATAGCGGATCATCATAGTAGCTCTATTACCCGTTTCAATACGTGTATGGAACCAACGCTCCATGTTATCCATACCTTTAGCGTCTAGTAGCATTCTTTCTTGCTCCATTGCCTTTTTAGTTTGAGGTATAAACAGTGTAGCATCTATAAGGTCACCTTCATTGAAGTGTGCCTCACCGTTATGCGACATCCACTTACGAGCAATATCTTTTGTAGCTGTATCTGTATCAAATGGTAGCCAGTTAAAGACATTTTCCATAAATTTAGAATAATCTTTAGGGCTCAACTTAATGAAATGTGACATAGGCAGTATTACTCTGAATCTATGTTTATCTTCAGTGTGCCTCTTAGTAGTTGCATACATAGCCGTATAGTCGCTTAAAAGCTCCATAGCGGTGTTAATACTAGTACCACTATCAATGTCTAAGATTAACAAGTCAAAGCCTGGTATGGCTTTCTCTGAAGAACGGTACCCATCTAAAAAGTGATGCGCAGTATAGTGATATCCTGGTGCACAAATTAGTTGTGGTAATTCCTTAAAACTAATAGTTTCAGGTAGATAGCCAGTAGTAATGTCATTACTATAAGCTACACTAACAGAATCTAAATCAGTTTCCTTTAAAGCCTCACCTGATAAGAACTCAATGTCATCTACGTATGATTTACGAATGATAATATTATTCTTATACCCATAAGCAATAGCTAGTGAAAGCATGTCTCGCTTTTGAGATTCGTTACCTTTATAAAAAGGTAGCTCTTCAATCAGATCCACTTGAGTAACCTCTTTACCTACATCAGCAATATATTTAGCTAATCTAGCATATGAGCCTTCTTTGCACATAATACGTTTGAAGTGATCACCAGAGTCTTCTACTAATTGTATAGCGCTGTCTAGATGTTCCTGTGTAATTTCTTTAGAATCTTCTGCAAATGCATACGCACCTGCTAGCTTTAAAGCTTTATAGTATCTATGTGCAATTTCAGCCTTCTGAGTTTCCTCATGAGGTTTCATTTCCCTAGCTAATGCTTCACAATTTAACTTATATTTAAGTAGATGGATTGTGTTTGCTTTACTTAGTGACAATACTGAATTAAATTTAGATTGATCAGCTAAGCTAGTAATTAACTTTTCAATACGAGAAGTGTCATTACTTATATTACAGTTAGTTAGAGCATCATAAAGCTCTTCAGCTGTCTGTTGTTGTATATTATTACAGCAAGTATCATAGCCAAATAGCATTCTACGTGCGTAACCTGTTTCTAACATCTGTTTAAATTCTTCTTCTACTCTGCTACCATCTAATAACTTAGTAGGTGTGCCGAATAGCATCATATTAGTTGGAGTACGGCCTGATAGCTCCTCTCCACGCTTATTATCGTTTGTGTTTTTAGTTAGTTTTTGTTTAACCTTACCAATATCATATAATTCTAAAAATGTATTTAACATTTCAGCATTATTAGTTAGGTTAGATCCTACTTCATCTAATTCTAGATTCATAGAGCCACAGTTAGACATTAGTAACTTTTGACGCATTTGCTTAACAGCTGGTGATGTACCACTGTCAAAACTAAAGGCTAAGTTGCCTAAAGTGTCGTATTCTTTTTGTACCTCAGTTACAGCATCTTGTTGAGATAATTCAGGATCTCTCGCTGCACGTCTATTTGCTATAATCCTTAATTCATTAGCACTTTCTTTTGGCAGAATATGCGTTAGAAAGTTTTGTCTAAAACCATCAATAATATCTTCTTCAATAATATTAGTTGAGAAACCTTTACCTGCTCCTGATGGCATTAGATTTAATACATAAGTATTAACTGGAATTACACCTCTATCTTTAGTATCGATATTTGTGCGCATCATAGATGCTACTTTTGAAAGATAGTATGCTACTAAGATCCGGAAGAAGTGCTTATTCTGTGACTGAGTTTTAGCGACTAGTATGTCGACTATCTCTTCAGATAGTTGATTATATTTAAATTTTTCCATGAGTTTTAAACCACTGCTTGTAACGTATTTACGTACTTAGGTGCTCTACCTGTAAAAGATTTTGTTCTGTTATGCATTATTGAATATGTAGATAATACTTTAGACCACCCATATTTAGAATTCATTGCACCCATAGAATCAGTTAGGTTCATATCTAATAATAAGCCATCTAACTCATAAAGATGATCATCAGAAACTTTAGAGTAATCTTTACGTTTTATCTTTTTAGGTAATTTATGTGTAATATTTTTGAGTATTTGTATATCACTTAACTCATTATATTGGCCGATAATATCGTCCTCTATAAGTTTACTTTTAGTATAGGTAGTTGTAACTACAGGAGCTGTTTCAGTAATAGCTTTCTTAATAATAGCTACAGCTTTTTCATCAGATTCTGTGGATGTATCTAAATGTTTATTTATAATAATTTTAGCGCATTCGTAAATTAAGTCCTCAGTAGCAATCATAGTACTAACCTCCCTTGTAGTATTAAATTTTGTGCTTGTTTACAGATATCTGATACTTCACAATATCTACAAGCTTTTACTTCACCTCTAACTGTTTTCACAGTACCTACCATCCCATCATTAGCCATTCTGTTATTTGCCTCCTCTAGAGAGTCAAAGTTCTTAGTAGCTCGTTGAGCGTTAGGGTTTTTAAAATATTTATACTTAGTTTGAGACTCCCACAATTCTTCTGAAGTACATTCAGGTAATTCTTCTTGGGGCTTATCAAATAAGCGTGTAATGTCTGCTAGCTTATCTTTAATAAATTTATCTGTTTGTTCAACAGACCATAAAGGATAAGATTTAGTTAATACTCTAGTTTGAGGATACTTAGGATCTCTCATAGCATTAGATGCTGACCAGTCTGTAAAGATGAATTGAATGTCAATCTTATTATCTGTGATTCTGTCAGGTGCTAGCCATTTGTAAATGCTACCCTGCTGTGTGTACTTAAGTGCGTTAGAATCAAAGATATACGTCCATACAGAGGTACTTTTGTAGTCTGATAGCGTACCATCTACTACAAGGTCATACTTTCCTGAAATAATGTAATCACCAACCTCTGTTTCATGACGTTGTTCTACATATACAGGTATCTCAGTATCTTTAACAGGCTTATCAGGATTGATAATTGTAATCTCACCTAACTTAGATGTACCTAAGGCGCTCATCGCTTTAGACACATTAACTCTATCTGTCCAAGCTTGTTCAGCAATAGCATGTATTGCAGAGCCCATACGAGATGGTACTAAGCTCATGATATCTACTTCTTTATCTAACCCACTATGCTGAGTCTTTAAGACTAATGCTCTAGTAGGTTTTAATAATGATGTAGCGCTAATTACATTAGTTCTACTGTCATAGTCATAGTCATCATGCATTAACCATACGGCTAATGGAAGACTGATATTATCTTTATTGGTATATTTAAAAGCCATTTATTATTTCCTCAATTTGTGTAATGCTAGCATTATTAGGTAAGCTAGTTTGTTTGTCCCATGACTTACCTATTTCTAGATCAGCCTCCATTAATACATCTTTCGACCGAATGCTCGGATGAGCATTCCATTGCATCTCTTTAATTAAAGTGTCATTTAGAAACTTTACAGCCTCTGGTGTATCTTTAACTAAAAAGTAAGCAGCATCGTGAATTGTGTTAATTGGACGTATATCATATATGAAATCCGATGCCTCAATAAG